TAAAGACCCCCTAAAGACCTCCTAAAGAACCCCTTAGCAATCCAATAGAAAAGACCACCTCCTATCTTAAAGCTCATGTGATATAACAGCATCCATGAGAGTTCTTAAAGACTATCTGTAGGTATGTGTATAGGAGTAGGTATAAGATACTACTACTACATTGCGCTATGTATCTTGAAGTACCACTCCTAGGGAAGCCAACGAGTTCCCTTAGAAGGGTACGCTAATTGCTAAACAGAGGGGGTCAGTGAAAGCCCCACAGCACTAAGTCTGTAGAGCGTTTTCAAACACTAACTCACTAAATCCAAGAGTTATAACCGACCTTTTCACCAGAAGTGTTAAGGTGATTCATGAATTTATCTAACTCTTTGTCCATGAGTTCCCCATGTCTCTCTAGCATCATCTCGTCTGCATCACTAGCCATTTGCTCTACCCAGTAGGCTGTAGCCATTGCTAGGGCATCTAAACGGTCATCATGGGCTAATGCCCCACGATCTTTAGTTATCCTAGTCATCTGGTAGAACAGGCTATAGCGTTGTGCTATGTCATTGGGATACTTCTGGATTGAGTCGTAGTCTTTCTGTATGACTTCCTTATCGAACACTAGCTTGTGCTGATTCATAACTGGCTCAAGAGTGTCAATGATTCTTAACTCTTTCTGTTTGCTATGTCTGACTTCTTCCAAGGTCACAGGGTATGCTTTAGAAAAGTAAGGTTTGATAAGTTCACTGAACATACCATCACCGAAGTTACTCTCCACCAGCACATAGTTCACCTTGTTCTTCTTAGCTATAGCTACTAAAGACTCTAACGTCTGCCCTGAGTAACCACCTTCTACACCACCTGCATCTGGACAGTATAGATAGCCATTAAGCATCTTAAGGACTGCATAAGAGGTCTCGTCACTACCACGTCCAGAGGGGTCAATCGCCATGACTGAACCTGAGTAATCTACCCAGTCACCAGTAAGCTTAAATGGCTCGTAGAAGCGGTCTCCACGCATCCCTAAGTTGGGTATATCTTTGACTTCAAGGTGGCTTAGAGTACCGTGTATTGGCTTCTCAGGAGCCTTAGAGACATCCACAGACATGACTATTAAATCCTTAAGCTTCAAGGGGTGTCTGTCTGCATCGCTTAAGCTTGTGTCTAGCTGGAACTGTAGGGCATAGCCAGAGCGTCCATAGGATAACTCACGTTCTAGTAAGTCTTCCTCATCGAATCTCATGGGGTCTGTAGGGTTCCATTCGATACTAGGGTCTGCCTCAAGTTCTAGCATAAGACTAGGGGCTATACGATCACCGTACCTGTTCACTTGGTCTGCTTTAGGATAACGGGAGGGCCATATACGAGTTACGTATCCTTTGTCCTGTAAGGCATCATATAGAGACTCTTCGGTCTGAGGAGTCCCAAGGTAGATGATCTTAGAGGTGTCTAAAGGTTTAAGTACGGCATCGAACTCAGTTACTAGAGTCGTTAGCTTCTCTCGCATCTGTTGTGTTTGAGAGTTATTAGGAACCTCAATGTCATCTGCGATTATAAGGTCTGCGCGAGAGCCTGTAAGCTGTCCCGTAATACCCACCGATTTGACACTAGGACTGTGTGAGGCCATAGCACCTTGAACATTAAAGGCTATTCTGCTCCATAGTTGGTCTTTGTCGGGGATAAGATGGGCCAGTAGTGGCATCTCCATAATGAGTCTTTGAGTAAACATTGAGAACGCATCCGCACGTTCTTTAGATGCTGATACCACCATGATCTTTAAGTCAGGGTCTAGCATTAAACGCCACACCACATAAGCACTGGTGATGTAGGACTTACCTACACCTCGGAATGCTTGGATGATGGAACGCTTAGGGCTAGTCTGAAGGTAGTCTGCAAGGTCGTATTGAACCTTGGTGGGTACTGGTAGGTTTAGTTGCTTCCATACTAGGTACAAGAAGTTTCTAAAGTCCTTTAGAGGGTGCTTACCTGTCTCCATTCGGGTTGCTCCTCTTTTTATCTTTTCTTAATAGTTAAAGCTGCTGATTTAAAATTATTAGAAGTTGGCGCATCTTTTGAACCCACTTTTCTCATGGTCTCTTTAGAACCATTTTTAATACGCTTACGTTTAGCGTGAATGTTGGAATACAATCCCACGGTTATCTCCTACCATTTTGATTTGTTGGCCCAGTAAGCTGCACTTGTCTTACCTTTGGCGATATTTAAACTGTGCCTAGCTTTAAAAGATTTACGTTTTGCTACCATTGCTGCCGACTCTCCAGCTTTAGGCGCACCTGCTGTACTCGCACCTTTCTCTCCAAACCGAATCATACGGTCTTTGCCTTTATCTTTGATGATAACGACATGCGACTTCTTGCCCTTGGCAGATGCTTTTGGCTTATTGTAGCCAGAGAATGTTTCACCTCTGTACTTTATAGACATAACTGAGTTCCTACCTAGTGTGCTAGAGCGTCTTGAAGACTCTCAGAGTTAAATGGTAAAGAACCCATTAAGCCGTCTAAAGGAGACCCTTGGACTGGCAAAGCATCTATGTTGTTGTCTTTAAGAAACTTAATAGCATTACTTATGTCTGCTGGTTTAGCATCTCCTGACTGCACACGGTCTAGTAGCTCTTGGGCTACAGCACAGTGTAAAGTAGAGAGCATTTTGTCTACGCTAGTATCCATTTTTACCTTTCCTCCATCCTCGGTTCTTAGTCTTTGATTGGATTGATAAGTTGTTAGGGGAGTTGTTAGTAGGGTTACGGTCTTTATGATCTACATCTTTACCGTCACCTTTCTTAACTGTTCCTTTCTTGATGAGTAACTGTCTTGCTTGGTTACGCGAAGACCTACGCTTACGTTGTTCGGGTTTACTGTGGTACGTAGCGTATTCGTGTTTGTAATCTCTAGCCATGTTTAAGCGAGTCCTTTAGATTTCTCAAAGGTGCGTAATCCACCTAAGCCTAGTAAGGCCATAACGAGGGTTGTGAGTTCTGCTGCTTGGATAGAGGGTAGTTCTGCGGGGAGTAATGAATAGGCGTTGATGAGGCCAGCGAAGGGGAGTATTAGGAATTGGTAGCCCAATCCTATAGCACATACCCAACCTATAGCTGGTCGCCAACCTGCCACAAATACAGACTTATGTTTGGCTTCTTCTATGTTAGCCATTGCCTGTAAAATGTGGGGTTTTTGAAGAGCCTCAGTGATTCTAAGACTAGCTATAGCCTTCTCTTCGTCCGAGGTAAATAAATCATCAAGCCCACCCATGACTCCCTCTGCAATACCTGCAAAGGGGTTTAAGTTCATGTGTATGGGTTCCTGTGTGTAGTGTTTAACTTCGCATCATAAAGGCTGCACCTGTTACCAAGGCAGCTATTAGTAAGCGTATAAACCACTCATTAGCACCACCAGTTTTAGCTGCTAGAGCTAACTGTATGGCGTGTGTGTCCAGTTCTTCGCTGTGCTTATTTAAACGAGCATCCTGCGTGTTATTGTGTAGTAATAGACCAGCTATCTTAGTGTCTATCTCTACAAGCTTTACCATCGCATCCGCTAGTTTATCTATCTTAGCTTCCAGCCTGTCGAATCTAGCAGTAGCTTCCATGTTTATCATTCCTTAACCGAGTTTGGGATATTTAGCTTTAATAGCGCTGATAGCATCTACCCAAGTAGTGGTGCTATTGACTGTATCGTCAAAGCGCATCTCGTCTTGGTTGAGTGCTGCGTAGGCCGCTGCTCTCTTGCTTTTATACTCAGTAACGCTATAACCATCTTCTACTTCTTGAAGTTTTGCAGCGTAACCACTATGGGCCTGAATCTCAGCGTCTGTTTTTATCTCGTAGACAGTGCCACCAAATTCATCTAGAACACCAAAGAGTGCGATAGCAACATACCCTTGCTTCTCTCTATTAAACTTTGCTCTTGGCAGAGCATATAAACTGTTTATGTTCATAGTATTACTATGTCTCCATTTCAATAATAGTGAAGGTATTCTCGGAGGCTGTATGGTTTAGCCTTAAAGTGCCGAAGCTAGCTGATGCATGACCGCCATCAGTATCCCAGTACATCTTATATGTAATACTCTCTCCTATAGGGGTGTTGTGGTCATGTAAGTAAGACATATAGCTTGAGTCTCTTAACCAGATACCATTAGTTGAGCTGGAGAAGTCATGGCCGAGAACTTCGTTTCTTGAATATAGCGCAGTAGGGGATGTGGGTGACGAGGTGCTATAGTTATAGTGCAAATCTAAACCTAGATAGAACCATGCAAGATTACCAGAGTTGTTAGTATGGAAGGACGTAGAGTTCGTGACTAATAACTTACTTGTATTACTAACTGGCGTATACGTTATGGTTGCGTTTGGAATGGCAGAAGGAGTGCCATAGGAAGAGGGGTTAAAGTTACTTAAATTCACCCCAGAACCTAGAACAGCCTGTGAATAGCCTATAACCTTACCTTTATTACCTGTAAGTGAAGTGGCTAGTATCCCCAAGCCCTCAATATCAGCCTTAGTCTGGTCTGCTGTAGCGCCTACCTCAACTGTGCTGAGTGCTGCAATGTTTCTTGCTTTAGACATTGGCTATTCTCCTATTCTGGGGCTGATGCTGCTTGTGCCGCTGCGTAAGCTGCTATAACGGCATCGGTATGAACTGCTGCACAGATAGCAATTACCTTGGCATCTTCACCTGTGGTGTCACAATCTGGTGTGCATATATGGCGGTGGTAAGAAGAGGATAACGCTACACCGTCTTCTAATACTCGCGTGGCTGTGCGTACCTGTACTGTGCCGTCTTCTAGGACTTCGATTTTATCTACGATTACTTCTTTTGTTAGTGCCATGTTGTTGTTCCTTTGGTCTGTTCCGATATATCCAATCAGAGTAATTAAACTTGGTATGTGACATTAATCATTAAGTCTGTGTATGTGTTAAAGTCAGAGTGTTGTAGATTAGACACGTTACCTCCGCTCGATGTGATCTGTTGTAATAGAATAACTGTTGAGTTAAAACCAAGGTAGCTGGCGGGGTAGTTAGTAGTGCTTATGCCAGTATATCTTTGTGATACCGCACTATAAGACACATAAGTTGAGTTTGAAGCAAATGGAAGACCCGTAACGGTAGCAGAGCCAGTTGTTGACCCATGGTTTGCACAGGATATAAAACATTTTGCATGAACCATGTTACCTACTTTTGTATAGAACCCTTGCTGATTACTATAAACACCGTTAAAACTACCACCAAAAGCATATGCAGGTGTCCAAGTACCCTCTTCATAATCATCTAGCGCATTAGCTGCTGCTGTGTCTCCGTGGAACTTGAGTCCATCTGAGTCAAACATAAAATTAGCAGCACCATTGATACTAATACCATACTTAGATGCAAATGCTGTTGAGCCTGCAGGTAAGCTAGTTGAGCCTGTATCAGAATAAGAAGCGTTCCAAGAACCTTCACCTTTGTAGTAACTATTTAAGTTGCCAAATTGAGCATTGCTTGCGTATATATCAAACACACCTGAAGCTGTATTCTTCCAAGCAAACTGTGCCGTGGGACTTCCTTGGGAATTACCAGAATAATGCCCTGCTAAGGTGGTAGATACCGTTCCCCCTCTTAGCGTAAGTTTTGATTCAGCAGAGATAGTGCCTGCGCCTGAGTAGTCCATTGTACCCAACACCGTTAGTACACCAGCCTTAGCACCGTGTAAAGCAAGCGAACCTATCTTGTACCAGTTTAAACTTGCCCCCGGAGCAGCTAACCCCCCCGGAGCAGGGCCGATTGAATCGCTCTGAATAAAACCCACAACAGTGGTTCCAGTATCACTTACCGTTACCTTAGTGCCTGTAGCGTTATCATCAATACCTGTAGAGGTGAAGTTAGCTGTCGTAGCCTTAGCAGCCAACAACGCATTAGCCTGAGACTTCGTATAGTGGTCTGCAACAGTGAATGACTTGAACGCTACAACTACTAGCTCACTGCCTGTTGTTGCGCCTGCACCTAAGACGATAGACGAGCCGTTGGTTGCTGTGTAGTCAGAAGCGTCAAGCGTTATGCCGTTGAGCAATACAAGTATATTCGTAGCGGTGTAGGTAAGGGTTACAGAGTTAGCGTCTGAGCCTGTGAATGTTGTTTGGTTATTGGTAGCAATGTACTTATAGGTCAGCATTGAAGCAGTTCCAGAAGAACTTGCCGCTATCCAAGCAGAGCCATCGTATACCTTCATGCCATTAGCAGAAGTGTCAAAATACAAAGCACCTTGAACCAAGGCATTACCATCGTTGTCTTGATTTGGCGCAGAAGATTTAGCACCTAAGTAGCGATCATCAAATGAGTCTAGTGCTGTTGCTGCTGCTGCGGCTGAGTTAGCTGCGGCTGTTGCTGAGGCAGATGATTCATTACGTTTTGTAGTGGCTGTAGAGGCACTAGAGGCGGCTGCGGTCGCTGAGTTGCCAGAGGCCGTAGCTGAGTTTGCAGAAGCCGTGGCAGAGTTAGCTGATGCCGTAGCTGAGTTACCAGAAGCCGTAGCTGAGTTACCAGAAGCCGTAGCTGAGTTACCGCTTGCTGTTGCTGAGTTACCAGAAGCCGTAGCTGAGTTAGTTGCTGCTGTAGCCTTAGTAGTTGCAAGTTCTGCTTTTGTATTCGCGGTAGAGGCAGAGGCGGTAGATTCATTAGCTTTGGTAGTAGCAGTAGATGCTGAGTTACCCGAAGAAGTGGCACTGTTGGCTGAAGCTGTGGCTGAGTTAGCTGAAGCAGTGGCACTATTAGCTGAAGCAGTGGCACTATTAGCTGAAGCTGTAGCTGAGTTTCCACTAGCTGTTGCACTGTTTGCTGCTGCTGTGGTTGAACTAGCTGCTTGACCTGCTTTAGTCGTTGATATAGCTGCCTGAGCAGCAGATGTATTCTTACTTGCTAAAGACGCTGTAGCACTATTAGCTGCTGCTGTTGCACTATTAGCTGCTGCGGTGGCTGAGTTACCAGCACCAGATGCAGAAGAAGAAGCTGCCGTTGCAGAGTTAGCACTAGCTGTAGCGGAAGAACTAGCCTCAGAAGCCTTAGTAGTCGCAATGTTTACTTGTGATGTACTAGCTGTCTCTGACCAGTTTTTAGTGGCAGCATCTTGCGCGTTTACAGGGTTAGCTACGTTCTTAATAACTCGACTTTGCGCGTCAAACTTACCATCTGCTGCTTTAGAGATGGATGCTTCCGCAGTGTCTATGGCTTCTTGAGCCGCCTGAAAGACCTGAATGTTTGAGTTATCAAGGTCAGCTTCAGTAAGAATAGCACCGTTGGTGAAATCCACCGCCCGTGTAGTAATAACCGTAGTACGATTAATACGCACAATGGTGCCACTGGTAGGTGCGGTAGATAAAGAAATGGTACTGGATGATGCAAAAGTAAATGATGTGGATGTACCGCCAACAAAGACAGTGACATCCGCTTGTCGTGTGTAAGCAAAAGGAATGGAGAAAGTAGTTGTACTTCCATTCGCAGTGTACTCAATATAGCTATTAGCCATAGTTGTTAATCTCCAAGTTCTGCGGCAATAGCGTTTAAGCCAGCCTTTGTATATGCCTGATTAATTATAGGCAGCATGTGTATAACTGACCTGTATTCTTGTTCTGTCATTTTCCCATCAGAAAATAGCCCGTGTGCCAAGTGTCCTATTCCGTCAAGATAACCAGCTAAAGGATTAGCTACAAAGCCTGACCCAAAGCCTCTTTCGGCCTTATCTTTCACTTGAGTAATCATACCCATGACACCAAAGGCTCCCGTATATCCGACCATGTTTTCAACTATACTCAAGGGGTCTAAATGCTTTTCTAGGTATTCTCTTTGATCTGAACGACCATCTGAAGATATTTGTGTACGTGCAGTAGTCACAAGGCTTGCTAAAAGCATTTGCCCCATAACAACATAAGCAGCTTCAACACCCATGCCGTTCTTAGCCCTTCGATTCATACGAGCAAACTGTTGCTCTTGAGAGGCCACTGCGAAGCTTAAAAACTGACCAATAGTAGAACCTATTTGTCCTCTTAACACGCTGTTAGTAGCACCTAAGTCGGTCTCTTGGACGTTGTTACGAACCTCTATAGACACATGGTTAGTAAAGGCATCTTGAGCCTCTACATCATCCCATTTGCTATAGCCCATAACTCGCTTACCGTCACCGTGTCTTTTGATCTGTACTTGGATTCGGTCATACATGGCATCTGTAATACCTGTGTCCTGACGCATGGCTTTAGGTATGTCACCATCCATCCATTTCTGACGCATTACAGCAGCGTTAAACCTCTGTAGAAAGTCAGTAACGGGGGTAAGCCCTGAGATAACACCTTGTATCTGCCTAGCTTTTTGCCAGTATGGGTCCATATGTTCAACCATGCCGCCAATCTCATCCATACGAGTTGATGCCGAACCTGTTAAACCATGAGTACCTAATCCTGTAGCATCAATAATATTCTGCATATCATTGTTAGATACTTCCCCATTACGTGCAGCTTTTAGCCAATCTTTGTACTGCGGAGCAACCTTAAAGATAACCCCAAGACCTCCATAAGCAATGATGTTTGCAGTCTCAATGACGCTCATCATTCCAAAGTATCCTGAGTAGGCTAAGTAGGTAAAGTTACGACCCAGCTGTAAGCCTTTGGTCTTGTTCTTTTTTAAACCTAAAGATGTGTCCTCTATTAGTTCAGAACCTTGGAGACCTTTAATAAGCTGCCTTATCATTTTAATATCATCAGCCGTTTTTAGAGGGTCTATGCCATTGTCTGCTCCCCATTTATCAATCTTTTTAATGGCATCTTCCATAGTGTCCATACCGTCACCGTCAATACCATTTCTGGCAAATCCAATGTGTCGGCCTGATTTAAAAGCATAGCTTTGAACTACATCAGACATATTATTATTAAGCATTTCACTGACTGACATGGTTAAACCATCAGCAGTAAATTTAGTCTCATAATCCATATCTAGACGCTGGCGCATGTTAGTATCTGGCACTCTTTGGTTTCCCTTAGAGGAAGCCATTTTTGA